CTTGGGATCCAAACCCTTCGCCGCATCGGTAAGCCCCGTCCTCCGCGAAAGCATGTCGTTCAAGAGATCGAGCACCGGCATCGCTTGCTGGCCGACGAACGGCGTCTGAGCGAACATCACCGTCGACGCCGGATCGCCGCGGGTCCGGATCACCGCGCCCAGATCATCATTGAGCGCGTCATCGAGATTGACCAAAAGCTCGTTGATCACCGTCTTGGCGTTGATGCTCTCGGCGAGAGAGTCGAGTACGCCGCGCATGATGTTGGTCTTAATTTTCTGGACGTCATAGGTGTAGTCGGCAACCGAATCGCCAACGATGGTGTGGCTGATCGGATCGCAGGAGAACAACGCAAATTTTACCCGGTTCGCCTCTTCGTCGGATACGATCTCATGATCCTCGCCCATCGTGCAAATGTAGCGCAGCTCGGGCTGGCCATCGCCGTCCCGGTCGGCCTTGATGTACCACTCTCCGTAGAGCACCCCATCGCCCACGCGCGTCGACATCGTGCGCCCAGGATTGCGCAACTGCGCCTCTTGGGTGAACTCGTTGGTCTCCTGACTCTGAACATGGTCGAGGCACTGCTCGCGCGAGTAGCCCATCGCAATCATCTGGTCGACCGGAACGACGCGCTCATGGCCAACGATGCGCGACTCCTTGAACGTGCGCGCATAACGGTCGAGCCGCATCTCCTCCGGCGGCACGCCGGCGACGCGAATCAACGGCTTGTCGAGCTCAAACTGGACGATCACTTCATCGTAAAGGGGAGGGGGAGCAGGCGGCGAAGAGGGCTGCTGGAGCAGCTGCATAATACCACCACCACCCATCGGGGTGGGGCCCGGCGCCGCTCCGCCAGGAAACCCAGCCCGCTGGGGCGGGAATAGCGAGACGTTCCCGGCTGCGCCAGGTGGAGGGGAGGCGCTCGGCGGAGGCAAACCAGGCGTTCCAGGCGGCGAAGAGGGCGAGGGCATACCGCTCTTGATCGGCTTCCCAAGCTTTACGATCTTGGCCGTCGGGTTCTCCATCATCAGACGCTGGATCTGGTCCGCGCTGATGTTGGTGAACTTCTTCCGAACCGTCTCCTTTTGATCGTCGCACCACCATTTCACGTATCCCGTTTTTACGGTCAAAGCGTCTTTCAGCGCGCCGTAGAGGATCAGAAATCCGGGGTTGTCGCACCAGAAAGTGTAATTCACATAGTCAGTCGCCTGCTGGGCGAGATCGACCTCGTCCTGACTGCGCGGCACCAAATAAACAGGAGCCTCCGACGCCCCAAATAGCCGGATCAGACCCGGCAGCATCAGCATAATGGCGTCACGCACGTCGGTCGACACATAAGTCGAGCGGTTGACCGCTTCCTTGTTGTCGCCGGTGATCTCGTTGTAAGGCGTGTTCGGCTGAACCTGGACGAGCGCGTTGTTCGAAGTGGGCGCGGCCCCACTCAACCCGGGCAGATAACCATAATAATAATTCTGCGCCTCGTCGCGCACGCCAGCGAGCGTCGAGCCCTCGTAGTCGCGCGAATCGTTGATCATCGCCTGGATGAAGCTGTTGTAGCTGTCCGGATCGTCGGGATCGTAGCTGCCCGAATTGCCGCCGCCGCGGTCGCTCTTGAACGAGGCGAAAATCCGCTCCATCGGCATTTAAGAAATCCTCGCAATATAGGGCTGACCTTCAGCGAAATCGTGCGCCTCGCCCTTGCGGCGCGGAATGATCTCCGGCGGCTTGTTCCACCACAAAAGCGCCTCTGGGACGCCGACGTAATCCTTGGCGTTCAGCCGCTTAAGCACGGTCGAACCAGCGAACTGCGTCGTGCCGATATTGAACAGGAACGAACATAGCGCGTCCCATTCGTGCTGGAAACAGGGAACCTTGATCAGCGGCAACGCCTCCTTGCGGAAGCGCGTGTTGTCGGAGCGAAAAATTTTGTGCGCTTGCTCCTCGGTGATCGTCATGCCCTCATAAACTTTCGGCGGCCCAGCTGCGCTGGTGTGGCCAATGCCAATGGTCAAGACGCCGACGCTGTCGAGATAAGCGGTGAGCTCGCAGCCCTCGCGATCCGCAAGAACGTCCACCCCCGCCTGAGACAAAAACAACTTCGACGGGGGTTTCCGCTCGCTCATGTCACTTGGGCGTCGCCGCCGGAGCTGACGCCACCGCCCAGGTGTTGGTCGTCGGGTTCCAGATCGCGATCACCACATTGTCGGCAATCTCAGCCGGAGGCTCGGGAAGCTCGACTCCCGCCGGCGGAACCCATGGATGAGCCGGCCCGCCAAGCGGCGGAATCACCGGGCCGCCAGTCGGATACTGGCCGGAGCCAGGAACCCAATTGCCGGGATGACCCGGAGGAATGGGCAGGCCGGCGCTCGGATGCCCGGGCGGATAAACCGGCCCAGTCGACGGATGCCCAGGCGAGCTCGGCAGTCCATGCTCTGGATGTCCGGGATGGAAAATCGGCGGCCCGCCGCCAACATGAGGCGGACGCCCGCCAGGGAGCGTGTTGTCGATGGAGCCGTCGGAACCGCCGACAGGCAGAATTACATAAAGTTGGGGCATGCGTCTCACTCCTCAAGTTTTTCGGAAGTTTCTTCAGACGCTTCGTCCTTAGCACGCTTTTGCGACGGCTCGTTAAGTTCCTGCAACGCCTCGGCCAGCCCGTCGAGATGGTCGACGAACGCCTGCCACTCGTCGCGCCGCGAGCCGCCGGCGGCCTTGATCCTGGCTAATTTCTCCAGCGCAACCGCCAACTCGAGCGGCTCGTCAGTCAAAAGATCGAGCGATGCAGTCACTCTCTCTGCGCCCTTTGGCATTTCCTCGGCTCCCTCGCTCATTGAAACCCTTCCATCCCGCGCTGATACTCGCCGTCGTGATCAAGCCGACGCGCCTTCGCCTCGCGCTCGCGCGCGCGCCTGCGATCAAGCTCCTTGAAATTGGGACGAGGATAATCGCGCTCGATCTCGGCGGCGATGCGCGCATGAGCCTCGTCGTAAGTCTCCCAGCCCATGCGATGGCAAATCCAGTCGCGCAGCCGGTTCACGCCTTCGTCTCCAGCCAGACCGCGTCGGCCTCGACGTGAACCTTGACGAGCGGAAGGACATGCTGGTAGTCGCCGTCCCAGGCGAGAACGTCCAGCGACGGATCGACCTTGCTCAATTCGTCGATCAGCTCGGCAACCGTCATATCAAGCCCCGCAACCGGCGACGCAAACGACCGCCCGCGCCGCTCTTAGACATAAACCCGCCCGAAATCATCGGCAAGCCCACGCATCCCGTCCGAAACGCATCCGCCGCATCCTCCGACTCGTCGGCAATCGCCTGCCCGTGCTTGCCCTTGCGATAAGAGCGCAACCGCGCCAGCCCCTTGCGGCAGCCGTCGGCGTCGAACCAGGAAACGCCCAAACAACCTCGCGTCGCCGTGATCCCGTCCTCGGTCGAATGGTTCGGAACGGTGATCACCGGCTCGGTCAACAGCCCAGAGAGCTCATGCTTGCGGCTATAGCCCGTCGCGAGCTCCTTGACCTCGACGTCATGCGGCAGGAGATGGGCGCGGTAGGAAAAACCCCCGACTTTGGCCTTCAACGCCAACAGCTCGACATAGTGAGAAAGGCTCTTGCCCGTCCCCTCGATATAGTCGAGCCAATGCAGCTCGCGCCCGCATACCTGGAACAGCCAAATCACCTGCAAATGCCGGATGCCGAGATCCCAAGACGTGATCACCGCGGTGTTAAGATCGACCGTCACTCGGCAAACACGCCCCTGCGTCTGCAGCGCATTAAGCGCCTCCTGATAATACGCCCCCTCGACCGGCGCCTGGAATGAACACAACATCTCGCGCGCAAACTCGTCCGGGCTCATGTCCGAACGCATCTCCTCAACCTCCTCCGGCGCAAGCGCGCTCGTCCCCGTCGCGGTCACCGGAATGTCGAACACGTCCCAGCCAGGATCGTCGTCAGCCTTCAATTTCAAGGCATGAAAATGGTCTTCGCCAGCAGCAGTCCCAGAAACAATAGCGAAACCCCTATAGTCAGCCAGGCAAGGACGAACGACAGACGTGAAAGCGCTTGGATGGAGAAGCGGGTATTCATCGAGAACGGCTCCGTCGAGGTAAATTCCACGCATGCG